GCTTTCTCATCTTTTCATTAGAACCAGCTTTGATTCTTTTTCTTTTAGCATGTATGTTTGCGTATAATCCTTTTGGCATATTATCTCCTTATTATCTTTTAGATTTAGCTCCTGAACACTTCCATCTTTTTCTTGATAGGTTATTAGGGGTGTTGGGGTTGTTTTGTTTTTTCTTAGATAATCTTTTTTTAATACCTAGACTTCTTGCACAGTATGAATCACCTTTAGATGTGCCTGGCTTAACTCTAGGACCTCCACCTTTAGCTTTGCCTGCTTGACCGTAACTAACTTTTTTTCCAGATGCGGTTACTTTTACTTTTGCTTTGCCTTTTCTTGGTGTTGCCATTATTTCTTTTTCCTAGGTCTGCCTCTTTTTTTAATTACAGGAGCTGGCTTCATTAGATTGTCTAACCATGACCAAAATTTATTTAAATATTTTTTCATTAATGTACCGTCCTTTCTTCGTAATAAATTATTTCAGAATCTTCTGTCACTTCTCCGCCAGACATTACAGACATAATTTGCATTGCGTGATTTTTATTTTTTGCTTTAATCTCTTTACCAACATAAACCATATCGTCAACAATTACTTCAATATCAAATATTTTGTTGTGGGACATTGTTTGTAAATAATCCTTGAGCTTGAGCTTTTGCATCTTGTCTCATTCCTTCTCTGTCTCTTTCCATAATTGCGTTTATTTCTGCGACATTAACTTGTGCGCCGTACTTAGCTTGCATTTCCACAACCTTAACTTTGAGTTGTGCTTCTTCTATGTCTCTTTGTCTGTCATCGTCCATGATGATTTTCATTCTGTCAGTTTCAGCATCAATCATTGCCTTCTGTGCGCTAACTTGTGCCTTCATTGCTTCAGCCTGTGCAAGCATTTCAGCTGGATCTGGCTTCTGTTCTTCGGGTTGTTGCGGTGGCATCGGCGGAACTTCTGTATTTATGAAGGATGATGAGTCTTTAAACCCAGCCATTTCAATCATTTTAGTCAAAGTATTAGCATATTGCTGTAATGATACCAATGGATTCTGTGGTCCTAGCAATTGCATGATTTGTTCTTGTTTTTGCGCTACATTTTGTAGAACTGCAAACTTTTCTTGGTCTGAAGACTTAGATATCGCTACATTTACGATAATATCCTTGTCATTATCCCAGTATCTTGGATCTACTGGTACGAATTTGTTGTTTAATCTATACACATCTTGCGCGTTTTGGTGCTTGATTACCAAGTTATTAACGGTTTTAAAGATATCTTTGAGGCCACCTTCAGCAAAATGTCTGCATATCAGCTCCACTCTTCCTTGTGCGCCACTCATAGTAGCCGATACAGCTGATGAGGTGCTAGATTGTAGAGCGTCTGCATTTAAGCCAGCTGATGCTTTAGATACGCCAGTTCTATTTTCTTTGGCTTCGTCTAAATATCCTAATACTGGGAAAGCTTCTTTACCCACAAACGGCACAGCAAATGGTTGTACCATTCCTGGCGCACGCATCCTAATAGGTTGCCCTATGTCGGTGTTTAATACATCGTCGATATTTACTTGCCCTTCAACAATACCCATACGCGGGAAGATTGAATGACCTAGCGAGTCTAAAGTGTCACGCATAATCTGTGACTTAGCAGCTTGAATTGGTTTGATGTAATCCGCAGGACATGATCCTATAGCTGTGTGTGGCTCTGGATCTGGACAGAACATACATATTGGTAGTTCATCCCAAGGCTCTACATTTACAACATGGATGCCGTTGCCGATAGTACAAACTCTAACTCTTTCGTCTATACCGTCACCATCAAAATCATAGAACAAGTAATGCTCTACATATAAAACATCTTTCCCGCCAGAGTCATTCCTGTTTGGGTACACCATATTGTCAAATGGGTTTCTTGCTTCTATCTCTTCAAAAGCTTCTGGATCTACCGCGCTTCCGCCGTAGCCAGCATGCTCTTCTACTTCTTCTTGGTCGTAACCCATTGCCACTAAATCAGAAACAGACTTGACCATTCTGTGTGCAACGTAAGATGCGGATTCAAGATCGCGTGCGTGCCTTGATAGCAATACTTCTTCTGGTGGTATCGCTTCTATGCACACTTGGTTTTTTTGTTTTAATCTTCTTATAGTAAGATCATAACTTGTAGGAATTTCTTGGGTGATTTCTTCACCGCTTATTGGATCCATTGTAGTAATGGTTTCTGTGATAGAAGACTCTTCTACAATCTCTACGTCTTTGTCTATGATGAGTGCCTGGTAGGATTGTGGATCTAAACCTGTGTATTCGTGCGTGGTAGCTTTAACAGCATCATCCCAAAATACTTTTACAAAACCAGTCTTTCTAACAAGTGCATCTTTGAAGGCATCGTATAAAACTTGGAAACCATTATTTTTTTGTTGGATAATATAATTAATATAGTCAGTTTGCTGCTCGGCAAGTTCTATATCCTCTGGACCTTTAGGCACAAACTCCACCACTTTCTTAGTACCAAAGAAGGTACGCATGATAGACGGCAACATAAACAATATGCTTTCTCTAACATCGGTAGATATAAACTCTGACTGTAACGAGCTAGTTCCTTCTGGCTCATTGCCTAAATAATATTCTGTTGATTCAGCTCTGTCCGCACCGATTTGGTGTATAAAATCACTAGCATCATCCATCTCGGATTTAATAACGCCGACAAGATTTTCCATGTTAGTTTCTTCTGAAACTTTAACTGACATTTCTTCTTTATATTGTTTTGCCATAAATTACCCTATTCTGATTATCCTAGATTTTAGTGGTTTCTTGAAATTATAACCTAAAAAGTTAACGCTTCCACCAAAACTTGCAGCGGAGGATGCCATGGTCAATGCAAGTGCATCTGCTTTGTCTGGCGATTTAATTCCGCGCTTGCGCATTTCATCTTTGCTTTCTATTTTTATTTTACCAGTAGAAGTGTATTTATAAAGGGGTGCAGCAAGTTCTGCAACGAGTTCATCGTCACTAGGAATCCTACAATCACGTTGGGTAAGCCAGTCTTTAATTGCAAACCATAATTCCGCGCGCAAGTTTAAATAATTTTTTTTCGTCGCAGGAGCTTCAGCAACATTGACTCCGCGTACTGGTAAATTTTGTTCAGCCAATCTATCCACCACGCCCGCGCCTAGTCCGATTACATCAATTAATATTTCTTGCGGTCTTTCAATCGCAGTACATTCGTCGTACATATTTTTTATCACACCACACAACTGCATCAGATCCATAGACTTAAATGACTTGATACTCATTACATGGTTTCCTTGTCTAATACATAGCGCAGAGTTATCACCGCCGAATCTCGCGACATCCAATCCCCAGATAATCGGTGCGTTAGCAGTTAGCGAGACATCCCTATCAATCGCAGCTCTCACCAATCCCATTGGTATGACAGTATCATCATCCGCCGATGGAAACTCGCCCATCACCTCCACGCGCGCGACTGTGGAATCTTCGCCGTACTGCTCAATCATCGTTTGAAACAGCTTTTGGTCTGTGCCTTCTACAGTTCGCGAGTCTATCTGTTCGTTCTTCCAAAAGGATTGCTTAGAGTTAAAGCTATCGTAGAATGGCCCAGTGTTTCGGCGCGGGTTGGAGAAAGTAAACCAGTACCTATCGCGCGTGGGTTCGGAGAAGAAGCCTTCGCTGACTGAGTAGATAGGGGAAGGAATACCCGATGCTTCATCCATAATCAAGCATACGCCGTATGATGAGTGGATGCCTGCAAACGCATCTGGGTTTTCCTCGCTCCATAACTGTGCTTGCGCGTAGTAATAACCAGTATCTATCTTGAGGTCGTTAATCAGCGCATCTTCATACCATTGCGCGGGTTTAATCGCGGTTGCTGTTTTGGTAAACCAATGAGAGTTTATGGCGAGCGTGAGCCATTTGCCGAGTTCCGCCCATGTTCTTGAGCGGAGCTGTTGTTCGGTGTTAGCGGTAACAATAATGGTTGATCCCAGGCGCGTGGAGAGCATCCATAGAATGATCCAGGCAACTAAAGCAGATTTACCAATACCACGACCAGATGCTACAGCAAGTCTAAACATTTCTGGTAAATCTAATACATTGTTACGCTCAATGTGTATTGCCATTTCTCGTAAAATTTTTTCTTGCCACTTTCTTGGTCCTTTGAAGTCTTCAAGGGGGGTGTCTTTTTGTCCCCATGGGAAGACATACTTAACAAAGTTTACTGGGTTGTCTTTAATTGGTCCTGACCATAGTTCGGTCATCAATTCCTTTTCTAGTTTTACACCGTATTTCATATTAAAAAAAATTAAAAAATTTTAGTTCAGTAGTTCTGTATAAAAAGTACCCTGGAAACAAAAAAAGGGGGGGCTAGATACTGATTTTCTTGAGAGAGTAGCATGGTTAAAAAATGAAGCTTAAAAAACTATGCTTGTATCTAACCCCGTTATTCATTCACGCTCACGTTCACGCTCGCCCGCTCTGACGAAAGCTTTTTAGTTCCCGCGCTGCCTGGCTTGTGGTCTATCACGCGTGCCCGAGCCTGCGTGAGCACGTCGCCCAGGTTGAGATTATGTTCTACCGTCTGCTTGTCCGCCCAGGTATCGCGGTCCGCTGATTTAAGGTAGAGCTGGATGCTGTTGAAGTCGCCGTCCTGGATCTTCTCCATGAGCTTTGAGGTTGCGAGCTGAAGTCCCTTCGCCTTGCCAGCGTCTAATCTCTCCTTTAATTCCGAATTTTTTTTGTTTCTATGTTTGTTAAACGTGTCCCAGCCCACCCCTAAACTTTTGCAAATATCCATAATTCCCATATTAAGAGACGCTAGATATTCAACACGATCATAGTCAATGACTATAGGTTTTCTTCCTCGTTTTTTTGGCATTTTCTCAGTCATAATCCGATTAATTATAGCTTAAATACAAGATTGTTAGCTATTTATTACTATTAATTAGTGTATAGGTGTTGACAATAGAGTAGTATAGTGTAATATATAAATGTGGTTGTTAATTTAAAAGGAGGAAATAATGAAACCAGTAACTAGATTTATTAATTATATTTTAGAGTTTTATGAATACGACGGCATGACCGTTGGCGAGGCTTTGAAATATACCAAAATGTATAAAAAGCTTTTCCCAAATCTTTGGGGTGAAGGAGATAGCCTGGATAGAGAAA